ATTCAGGCATTTGGCTGTGACATCGCAAATGACGGTTCTCATTGTGAGTATATTTACACTGAGCAGTTGTGCCATATCCTTTTCCCTACAGATTTCTTCGACACAATCACTTTGCATGACACTTTAGAACATATGCCAAATCCAGTTAATTGCTTGGAAGAGATATTTCGTATTCTAAAGCAAGAGGGAAGATTAATTATTGACTTGCCTAACTTTTTCGCCAGAGAGGGAAAGCATCATTGGAAACTGATAGAACATCTTTGGTATTTCAATGAAAAAGAAATGAGTATGCTGTTAGCTGATGCGGGATTCAAATTTGAAAGTATCAAGGCACCTATAGCATCCAAATTAGTTTTCCATGTCAGAAAGCCAAAACAGAAACGCATAAAAATTCTTATGCCTCCAGGTATAGGAGACTCATACTGGTGTTTAGCCAAAACAAAGTCGTTTTTGAAAAAGAACGGTTTGTCTTTGCCTGATGTGTCTACTTCTTCACCTAATGGGTATCCGATGGATCACAATTTTGAATTTATTCAAAGAGCGTCCTTCGTAAATGCTGCCGGATATCATAAGCATAAACTTATAGGATCAGACAGTATGTATAAATCATATACTACAGATGGACGAACCATCATTGATGATGTTCCTGGATTTGATTATTTCTTGTCATACAATGGAATCCTCGGTGCTGGCAGAGCAGTAGATGTGGTTGATGATGAATATGAGACAGATTGGTTTTATCCAATGTTTCAATCTCTTACAGAAAGAAGATATGGCAAAGAGATGGAAAAGAAGATTGGTCCGTATATCGTAGGATTCTTTGTCCCTCATGGAAATTTCAAAGTGTGGATTGATGAGTTCAGCGTTACCCAAACATATCATACCTTGGCTAAAATATCCAGAGAAACGGGATGTAAAATTATCTTGGTTGGGGCATGGTGGGATAAAGAGACTTTTGATAAAGACTTAGTAGCATTAGACGACGAAAAGCATCTCATCAACATGGTAGGGAAAACTTCACTGGATCAAGTCTTTGGTTTAGTGCGTAATGCAAAAGGGACGATTGGATATCCTTCTGGTGTCGTTATGATGTCTGCTACATTTAGAATTCCAACTGTGATGATATGGAATGATTACTTCCCTGAGAATTTCTTCTGGAATGCTGTTCCTCCACAAGCTCGTAATAATTGGTATGATGTTGCAAATACAAAGTCAACATCTGCTGATGAATTAACAGATAAATTTGTTCGGCTTCTTGATTACAAGAACAGGAGCAAGAAAGTAAAACCTCCAGTGGTTAAAGAAAGAGTATCAAAGAAGGATCCGCTAACAGTAGTTTGCGTATGTAAGTCTGGAGAGATATACAATGAAGATTATGTGATGAGATTAAAGAATAGTGTGGCACGGAATCTTTCTGGAGAATATAGATTTGTATGTTTAACAGATGCTGATGTTCCTTGTGAGCAAATACATTTTGAACACAACTGGCCGGGATGGTGGTCGAAGATAGAATTGTTCCGTCCGGATCTTTTTAAAGGGAGAGTTATTTATTTTGATCTTGATAGCGTGATAGTAGGAAACTTAAATAATTTGTTAGATAGTCCAAAAGGATTTTGTATGATGAGAGCTTTTGCAGGTAAAAGTCAAAGGTCCTCATCTATGATGATGTGGACTGGAGACCATGCAAAGATTTATGAGAATATGATAGTCAAGGAAAAGATACTGCTGGATAGGCAAATTGAAAATCCAAAAAATCCTCTGGAACAGAAATTTATAGTTGATCAGTTGAAGGAAAATTATGGATTCAATGACAACACACCAGTGATACAAGACATGATAGGTGTAGCTTCATATAAACATCATTGCCGTGGAGTCTCTGATCCATTGAAAGGGATTAGCGTTGTGAGTTTTCATGGAATGCCAAAACCACATCAAGTAAAAGATCAGTGGGTAAAGGAAAATTGGAAATGATTAATCCTATTCTTATTACAGGTTGTGCTCGTAGCGGTACTTCAGTGACTGCTGGTATTGTTCATCTTTGTGGAGCATTTGGAGGAAGAATGAGTGGTCCTACAGTTAACAACAGAAGAGGTATGTTTGAAAATGAAGAAATTAGGAACCAAATTCTGAAGCCTTACTTGCGAGATATTGGAGTTGATCCGATGGGACAAGATCCATTGCCAAAAGATGTTGGTAATTTGCCTCCTCTCCCTCAGTTGCGAGAGAAGGTGGAAAGCATAATGATAAGTCAAGGATATAAAAGTGGTCCTTGGTTTTACAAGGGGGCAAAAATGAGTTTGATTTGGCCTTTGTGGCATGCTGCATTTCCAAATGCGAAGTGGGTTATTGTTCGACGTAATGATGCTGATATTGTCAATTCGTGTATGAGGACAGGATTCATGAGAGCCTTCGCAAAAAAAGAAGATTGGCAAGGGTGGGTTGATGAACATAAGAAAAGATTTTGGGAGATGTGGAAAGCTAAGTTGGACATCATTGAGATATGGCCAGCAGCATTTATCTCGGAAAATAGATCACAAATTAAATTCTTGATACAGCAACTGGGATTAAAATGGAGTGAAGAAACAGCAAACAACTTCATCAGTCCTTCATTGTGGAGAACAGATAATGGCAAATAGAGTTAATAGCCAACCTGGAATTTATATGATTCTGAACATGCTGAATGATAAATTCTATATTGGTAGCTCTCAAAATGTTGATGGAAGAGAGAGAGGGGAAAATGAGTAACCGTGTTACGGGTGCAGAGGTAAAAGAAATTCTCGACACAGAGCTAACTGTGATTGAACTTGCTCCATTTATTTTAGTTGGCAATCAGGTGGTGACTAAAGTTTGCACTGCCTCCAGTTTAGATACTGCTCAATTGAAAGAAATTGAACGGTGGCTCTCGGCTCACTTTGCATCCATTAAAGACAAGAGAGTGGCATCAGAAAAAGCAGGATCTGTGGGAGAGAACTTTCAGTACAGTCTTGGATTGAATTTGCAATCAACGATGTACGGACAGCAAGCAATGCTGATTGATACTTCTGGAGCGTTGTCTGCATTGAATGATCCAAAAAGAGGCGGGATTGCTAAAATAGAAGTGATAAATCCGTTATGAGTATCATCACAAAAATGAGGAAACAGAAATGTGTCTACTGGGGAAGTCCAGTGTCAGATGGATTTGGAGGCCATACATTTGCAACAGCAGTTGAGATCGATTGTCGGTGGGAAGACAAGCAGGAATTGTTTGTTGATGCTGAAGGAAATGAAGTACTGTCACAAGCAGTTGTGTATGTAGATCGTGATACAGATTTGAATGGGTATTTATGGTTGGGAGTAGAAAGTGATTTGGATTCTAATCATACAGACCCACAAGTAATTGATGGGGCAAAACCGATCAGAAAGCGTGACAAGCTCCCAAATTTGAGAGCCACAGAATACTTGAGGACGGCGTGGTTGTAAATGGTACGGAATAGGTATTTGAACGACTGCAACGAGCATTTAGGCAGCTTTACAGAGGTAATACTTATGATAGGTGGAATCAGAGTTTATGGATTAGATAAAACATTGACTGGTCTCAATGCGGCAATGGATAAAATTCGTTTCAAGACCAAGAAGGGACTGATAAATGCTGGTCTGTATATCCAAGGAGAAAGCCAAAGAATTGTTCCACGAGAGTATAGCAATCTGGCGGCAAGTGCTTTTACCGTTTGGAGTCCAACAGGAATAAGATCAAATCCACATTTCAATAGCAAGGGAGGCGATCAAGGACGTCTATCATCAGATCATAGCAGAATCGTATCACAGGAAGCAATGAGTATGCCAAAGGGTGATATAAATCCTCAAGTGGAAGTTGGCTATTCTGCTTTCTATTCTATTTATGTTCATGAGAACACAGAGGCAAAACATAAACCTGGAAAAGAAAGTAAGTTTTTGGAAAAGACATTAGATAGAAATGGTGGTGAGATACTTAGGAGAGTTGCACAGGAAGCTAAGATATGAACTCAGTAGCTACAGACATTAAAGATAAGTTAGTCACTGCAGGAATAGGTGAGTTTGCAGCAGCAACAGGTTGGAGTATTCATATTTCATCTGAGCCACCATCTCCTGACACTACGATCACATTGTATGATACTGGAGGTCCTCCACCAGAGGGAGTTCAGGATAGGAGCAAGAAGCCTTTGAGGTTCGGAAGTATATTGATTCGTGTGAGAGGTGATGGTTATGGATCTGCTCATACTAAAATTAAAGAAGTCTATGATGCTATTGTTGGTTTTGGCAAATTTACAGTGTCTGCCGTGGACTCAGGAGATTTGGATGTGCATTACAAAGGAGTTTTTCCCACGAGCGAGATTTTGTTTTTAGAGCAAGATGGTGACGACCGTTACATTTGGGTAGTTAATTTTCAAGCAAGAAGAGAAGAAAAATGATAAAAGAAAGAGAGGAGTAAAATGGAAGCGTTAAAAGCAAAGGTACAATTTGTTGGATTGATGATGACGGAGCCGATGAAAGATTGGATTCTTGATCGTCATGGCTGTTACAACAAGAGAGATAGAAAAGGATGCCAGGTCCGGATAAATGTCCGTGATTCGAACGTTGTGAAGCTTGAGAAAAAGGTCATTTTGACTGACGCAGAAAAGCAAGAGCAGTTGGAGAAAGATAGTCTGCCAAAGAAAACGACTAAGTGGGTTGCTGTAGTGGCAGGTCCTTACGATTCTGTAGAAGTAGCTGGAGATGTATTAAGGAAGAAACCAGCTGTGGCAAGTAAGCCAGAAAAATAAGAAAAATAAAATAAAGAAGGAGGAATAATATTATGGAACTTGGAACTGGAATTACAATAGCGTTCTCAACAGGCTTCTTTGCGGAGATACTTGATGTAACACCGCCAGGAGCGAGTAGAGAAAGTATCGCAACAAGTCACATGGGAACAACTGATGCCCATACATTCACTCCTGCTGATTTGGTAGATTGGGGTGAGATGGGTGTAGAGATGGCATTTGCACCTGGAACAACTCCGCCAATTGAAGATGCGGCAGAGGAAGTCACAATTACGTTCCCAGATAGTGCTGCATCTACTTGGGTGTTTACTGGATTCATGACAGGCTTTGAACCTGCAGCACCTTTAGAAGATAGAATGACAGCAACAGCAACAGTTAAGGTATCAGGCAAAGTAGTTGTATAGAATAATAACAAAAGGAGACTAACCATGTCAGAAGTTAAGAAAGAAAAAATGAAAGTATTGACAAAAGAAGCTATTCTCAGTATGGACGATCTTCCAATCGAGGAAGTAAAAGTCCCTGAGTGGAATGGTACAGTTCGGATGAGATCCTTGTCTGGAAAAGAACGAGATGAGTTTGAATCTGCTGTGCAATTTCGTAGCAAAGGAAATCGTGTTGATATAAAGGAATTGAAAGTTACTTTATTGTCGCTCACGATTGTAGATGAAGAAAACAAGTTGATATTCACAAAAGAAGATTTGACGACACTGAATGCTAAATCAGCCAAGGCTATTGATCAGTTATTTGCAGTTGCAACAAAGATGAATGGGATAGGTGAGGAGGCTGTAAAGGAACTGGGAAAAAACTTGTCCGGCGACCAGAGCGTCGCCAGTGGTTCCGATTAGCACGTCAACTTGGTATGAGTGTTGCTAAAGCACAGGAAGAAATAAGTAGCAAGGAGTTTGGAGAATGGCAAGCTTACGAAGCAATAGATCCTGGAGACCCAGAGAGATCAGATTTGAGGGCTGCTTTAATATCCTGTACAGTTGCCAATTCGATGAAAGGGAAAAAGGGAAGACCATTTCAGGTGAAGGACTTCCTATTAAAGTTTGAGACAGCTGAAAGAAAAACAATGCAAGATGTTAAGATGAAATTACTTGCATGGAAGGCTGCTGTTAATAAACGTTTTGCTAAGAAGGTAGAGAAAAAATGAGAACAGTTGGGGCAATAGCGGTTGCATTAAATGGAAGAACAGCGGACTTTCAGAGAAAGTTTGCTGTTGCCGAGAAGACCTTAACTCGTTTTGGAAACAAGACACGAATGCTCGGAAAACAGATGACATCATTGGGGCGTACTATGTCAATGCGTCTTACATTACCATTGCTTGCTCTTGCAGCAGTATCAGTTAAGACATTTGCTTCATTTGACAAAGCTATGATTGAGTCAATGGCAATTATGGGAAATTTGTCTGATAAGATGAAAAAAGATCTTGCAGATACAGCCAGACAATTGTCTACTGAGTCAACCTTTGCTGCGGCAGCATTGGCTAAGGGTTATTTTTATCTTGCAAGTGCTGGTATGAGTGCGGAGCAGTCTCTTACAGCATTGGGTCCTGCATCTCGTTTTGCTCAAGCAGGAGCATTCGATTTAGCTCTTGCTGTAGATTTACTCACTGATGCTCAAAGTGCGTTAGGGCTTACGACGAAAGATGCAGAAGAGAATATGAAAGGAATGATTCGTGTTGCTGATGTGTTGGTAAGAGCGAACAAATTGGCGAATGCAACAGTCCAACAATTTTCTGAATCATTGACTCGACAGGCTGGACCAGCAATGAAAGAAATGAAAATGGATATAGAAGAAGGTGTTTCTATATTGGCAGCATTTGCTGACCAGGGTATCAAAGCTGAGTTAGCAGGAGGATATTTGGCCAGGACTTTACGATTATTGGGTGAAGGTGCTGTTAAACATAATAAGGAGTATAAAAAATTAGGTATTGCGGTGTTTAATAGTCAAGGCAAGATGAGGAAGATGGCGGACATTGTTGAGGATTTGACACGAGTACTTGGTCCTATGAGTGACAAACTTAGAATTACCACATTCAAGCAAATAGGTTTTGCTGCAAGAACTCGTATGGCTATTGCCCCATTGATGGGACTTTCAGATAAGATGCGAGAGTATGAGAGGAGACTGCGAATTGCTGGTGCAATGAATGAGATAGCTGGAAAACAATTAGAGGCTTTTTCCAATCAGATGAAAATGCTATGGAACAGAGTTGTTCTTGCAAGTATGGAGATCGGAAAAGTATTGGTACCTACTATTAAAAAGTTATCTGACAGCATAAAGAAAGCTCTTGAATGGTTCATGAGGTTAACAGAAGAGCAAAAGAAATTTATTGTTGTCGTTGGAGTAGTGCTTGCAGCCATAGGACCTCTTCTCATGATAGTGGGACAGATCACAATAGGGATAGCTGGTCTTGTAGCAATCTTGCCCCATTTGATTATAGGTCTTGTTGCTCTTCCAGGTATATTGGCAAGTTTTGTTGCCACGGCCATTACAGTGATTCCTATCATCTTAGCTATTGCTGCTGCTCTTGCTGGAATTGGAGCAATGCTGGTAAGTATTATAGGAAGAGGAGACACCTTCAAGGAAAGATTTATAGATACGATGAAGAAAGTTAAAAAGTGGGCTATTGATGTTGGCCAAGCTCTGTTACGATGGCTGACTAAATGGATCTCTATTTTGATTGATACATTAGCTATTGCTTGGATTCATTTGAAATTCTTCTTTGAGAAAATGATAAAGGTTGTTGATATAGCATTTGATTATCTGTTCACTGCAATGTTTGGTTGGACAGATGATTGGAAAAAGATATTCAAGTGGCTTCAAGATAATTGGAGCGGTGTATGGAATAATATAAAAGAAGGTACTGTTAGCATCCTTGAGAATATTGCCGCTAATGCCAAGGCCATCTTCGGAGCAATCTGGAAATGGATGAAAGAGCCTAGGAAGAAGTTTGAAATGCCTGGACTGAAAGGGATCGCAGAGGGATTCAAGCCTGTAAAAATCGCTCTTGATATTGAATTCAACAAAAGGAAGTATAGAGATATTGTTGAAGAGATAGGCAAACTCACAGATGAAGAGATGTCTGCAGTAAATGATACTATAGCAAAGAATCTGGGACAACAGATGGCAGATCGAGTGATAACTGCTGTGGAAAAAATTAAAAGTGTAGTAGCCAATTTGGTAAAACCACCAGCTGAAGAAGGCAAACTTGTAGGAGTTCAAGCTAAGTATGCCGGAGCAGTGGAAAAAGGAACAGTTGAAGCATACAAGGCAGAACTTGGACAAGTAAAGGTAATGAATAAGGTAGAGCAAAATACTAAGACCAATGTTCAGCACACAAAAGAAATTGTTATGATTATGGGTGATATGAGAAATGAGATAAAAGAGAATCTTGGTGGAGAGGTAGTAGCAATATAATGAGTGTAACATCAGTAACTTTACAACGAGATCGGCGAGCAGCAGATAACCCTGAAGGGATAACATACTATCGTAAGTATTTTGTTGTAACAGATGCCACCACAACAACTGAGAAGCAAATACTTGCCCATGCTGGTATCCCTCGTCTATACGAAGCTCTTTCTGATGACACAACAGTCACTTGCAAGAGGCGAAATCCTGTTCAGGATCCTAACAATTTATTGAATTGGGAATTTACTTGTGAGTATCGTACCAGACAGAGCAAAGAGGATCCAGCTGGAACAGAGACATTAAAGCCTACAGACGAACCTCCGAAGATCTCCTTTGGATTTGCCAGATATTCAATAGCAGTTGATAAAATCTTACAAGGAGGATGGTTCAGAAGCGAGAGGTGCTCAGTCAGTTCCTGTCAGGAATAGTGCTGGGGATGAATTTGATCCTCCTGTCGTAGGAGAGAAAATAAATTTGCTAATAACTATTATCCGAAATGAGACAAAGAGTAATTTTTCTCCTTCTACTCCTTACTATTTTGTTGACACCATCAACAAGAAAAAGATATTGATAGTAGGGGTAAACTTTGGAGCAAGGACAGCATTGATGAGAGAGATACAGGCAGTAAAGATGTGGGATTCGGAAGGAGATGAATATTATCAGGTTACTTATCAAATTGAAGGGGATCCTGAATACCACACAAAGAAAATATTGGATCAAGGATACTATCGTCTTGTTGGAGGAAAACCTGAACAGATCAGATTGTCAACTATCAATCCTGATGTGTATGGGGCAGGTAAAGCCAAAGCAGACGAAGATGCTCCTGTGACTGAACCACAGAAATTGGATGGAAGTACTGGGGCATTATCAGCAACGGGTAAGTATATTACTTTCTATACTAAATTTGAAAAATATTGGAAAACATTAGATTTGCCTTCGGAACTTTAAGGAGATCGTATGGCACAAGGAGTTAGATTTACAAAGGATAGTGCAAAGAGAATCTCGACCGTTGTAAAAGCAGTTGAGGCTTCGTCTCTCGATCTTACTCCATTCAGACGTAGAGGGGTTAAGCCAGGAGCGGCGTCAGCTGGATTTACTGTTAAGGGAACAGAAACACTATACAATGGTCCATTTTTTCGGGAATATGATGAGGATGGCGTAATAGTGGCAATAGGAGATGAAACGACACCATTACCCGAAGGTCATACATTAAAAGCAACATGGGATTGGGTAAGGGCACACGCATGAGTACAGCATTTACAACTATAACAGATGGATTGGATTGGCAATCATTGTCGTTCATAAATGAATTTCAAATAGCGCATTCTGAGCACAGAGAAGTATTTGGAATGGATGCCTTACCAATAATCACAGCTGGAACAGATGTTCAAGACAAAGATTTTTGGAAAACATATCAAATTTGGATTAGGTTTCTTTCAGCCTATTATGTAGATCATACACAAAGCATTGCAGGAAAAAAAGATATGCCTTATTTTGTTGACTTTGAAACTTTCTGCATAGTTGCCGGTTTGAATCCGTTGGGATTTCGTCGAGCAACAACATGGCCAACAGACTGGACAAATCTAAGTGATGCGGTATATAGTTTTGGAGAGATGGAAGAGGGAGATATTATCGGACCATGGATTTTTGATGACTTGCAAAAAGCATATAGTACAGCGAAATGGACTGAAGAAGAAGGGAATTGGATAGCCAAAGGCCAAAACAATACAAAAAGGGGGATGAGCCAATACGGATTTTCTGGACTTGGATATCCGATTGTATGGGCGTATTATAGTATGCCTTCGAATGCTGCTAGTGAATATAATGCTGCTTCTCTCGTTGAGGAAGGTGATGCTCCATGTGCATTTTGTGCTGCAGAAGGACGTAGTAGTACTTCTCTAAAATATATATCAGCTTACTATGTTCGAAGATTCGCTTATTCTAAAAATGTGCCGCTACCAAGCTACGAACATATTATTCATGCAGTAGATTTGTATACACGGCATGATATAGATGGTTCTTATGCGTGGACTTATTGTCAACAGCCGCTCTCGTGTGAGGGGTATAAGGTTCCTTCTGATAACTTTTCTTCTAATGGAGATTCAGTGACTGAAGGATTTAAGCTGATGCAATCTTGGGCAGATTCAAATGATACCGAATATGAGAGCGACAGAATAGGAAATAGTGGTTTGCCTATCCCCGCAGCAACGGGAGAACCTGAATGGTCTGAATCGGGAGGGAAAAGTAATAGAGGTTACCAGCTATGGCCTCCTATATATGTTTACAAATGGAATTTTACGAATAGCGATTAGAGGATTATACAATGAGTGACAAAAGAATCATAACAGTCTATTACGATATAATCGCATCAACTCATCGAGATTCTAGTGGTGATGAAATCAAGAAGAACTTGTTTCCTTATATCATCTACAAGGAGAGACCGCTTGTCAACCTGCATCTGGTCATTGACGATACTCCTACTGCATATACCGGCCTGGCAGCAAACATCGTATTCAGTGCATCTATTGATGACGACTTTGATCACGCAACAGATTTAATGTGTAAGACTGAGGCTGCTGGTATCAATGTGGCGGGAGATTGGGGAGCTGGACTCAACGCAGACCCAACACAAGGTGAAATATCAATTCGATTGGATGCATACAATTCTGCTTATCAGACAAATATTGGGACAAGTTATGAGGTAGCAAATTCAAAACTTGAACTGCTGGGCTTTGAGTATGGCACAGGTGATTTGGTCTTTGCTATACAGATGCTTTTTAGAGCATACAACATTCAAGACGATTCAGGATCAGTACCTCCAGAACCAGAGGACAACTACTGGACAAAAACTGAATCAGATGCTCGGTTCCTTCAACCA